TTGAAAGCAAGGCATACTTTCAAACTTTTCTTGAAATGTTGAGTATATTTCGTCGTGATCATAAGTAAATGTTTGATCTTTTTTGTTAGTGAAAGTTATTACTTTGTTTTCGCCAATTAGTGACTTTCTAATTACGAATCTTTTAGTTGTTAGTTTATTTGACATAGTTATTTTTTTTATTAGTTTAACATTTGATTTATTATATTATCTATTTATTATTGTATTTAGTTTGTAACTTTATTTAGAGTATTATGTTTAATAATTGATAAACAAAGTTTACGAAGTTAATAACGAATAATGTAAGACCGATATTGAATGTGATTAATTTTAATTTGTACATAGTTTAAAGTTTAAGTTGTTAGCTGCGTTGCTAACAATTATATTATCTAACGATCGTCGTAATTAGCTTGTAGTTTCTACAAAAAACGAAAATAAGGAGGAAATCGGTGCAAAAATTTTCAAGATCTCGTAAAATTTACGTAGAAAAAGGGTGGGGCCCTAAAAATATTTTCGAATTTTATTTAAAAAAAAAGCTGAGGAGGGAGGGGGGCAACCCTTAAGTTCTAAATTTCTAACAATATTTAAAATATATAGTGACAATAGGTAGCTAGATTAGTAGAATAACAGGCAAATGTCACACTGTGTACTAGGTAAAAAACTAAAATTACCTGTAAATAGCTATTAATATACGTATAAACTAAAAAAATTTTAAAAACAGACATAATTATGCCTAATTACAAACAAGATATGAAAGCCACTAAAGGAAATATGGCGGCTAAAATGACCGGAAGAGCATATGATGCTAAAATGGCTTACAATAAAAACTTAAAACCTAGTGCAAGACTGCATTATTTAGAAAATGAAAGACATGATGCCACGCATGGATCTAGTATGTCTAAGCATATGGGTGGTAGAATGCACAAAAAATAGAAATAATGGGAATATTTGGAAAAAAAGACGATATGGGAAATAAAGGAAGAGGTGGAAAAGGTCCTAAGCCTATGCACCGAGGAAGAAAATACGATAATCTGGCTAATAATCCAGAAATAAAATACATGCCAATAGCAGATAGAGAAAAAATGACTGATGAAGAGTACTACGACAGAGGAGATTACGAAAGATCTTACGGTCCTCAAAAATATGGCCATGCAAAAGAGCCACATGCAGCACAAAAGCGTATGGGTGACATGGTAGCTAAAGTATATGGTAAGCCAATGGCGCCATCTCAGCAAAGAGGCAAAACTAAAGCAGAGAAAAAACAAGATTATACTACATCTGGTATGCCTGACAACTTATATACAGAGTCAGGAGATAAAATAAATACAATGAACATAGATGAAGGTAATTTAAGTGCAATAAAAAGAGTACATAGATTAGGCGAGCATGTTACTGTACAAGATGATACTGAAAGATTTGGTAAAGGTACTAAGTTATTCCTTAAAAATCCTATGGGTCCTAAAAAATATGGTGATCCAGCTATGAATAGAGGTTTAGTAAAAAAAAGTAAAAAAGCAAAAGACAAAAAAGGCGTAAAAACAGAAAGAGCAAGATCATTAAAAATGACATCTAAGCCTGCAGCTACTAAACCAGGTGAGCCTGTAAGAAAATACAGAAAACCAGCTACTGAAAAAGAAGCTAAAGCTCACATGCAAATGAGAAAAGCACAATCTCCAAAAATAAAACCAAGGAAAAAATAAAAAATGGCTATTATATATTCATATCCGTTAAAAGGTACGCCTAACGATAATGATCTAATAGTTATATCTGATAGTGAAGCCACTGATCCTAAACTAAGGACTAAGCAAGTAACTGTTGCTTCTATAAAAGGAGCAACTGCTAGTGGTGTAAGCCAAATAATAGCTGGTACTAATATAACTATAAGTCCAACTAGTGGAACAGGTGTAGTTACTATTAACTCTTCTGGAGGTGGTGGTGGTGGAACTGTTACATCGGTAGGTTTAAGTATGCCAAGTGCTTTCGCAGTAGCAAGTTCACCAATAACAACAAGTGGTACATTAACTGTTACTACAACAGGTGGATCTGCAGGTCAATATTTAGATTATACAGGTGCATGGTCAACACCACCTAGCGGTGGCGATACATATACTTTACAAGCAGAACCTAAGTCTATTAATTCTGTACCTTTAAAATTAGATGCAGCATCTGGAACAGACTCTACAGTTAATTTAACAGAAGGTGCAAATGTTACTTTAACTAGAAATAGCGCAACTGAAATAACTATAGCAGCAACAGGTGGAGCATCTGGTGTTAGTTCTTTTACTAATGTAAACGGAACTTACATATCAGCTAGCACAGTAAACTCTGCTGCAACTGGAGCAGTTACTGTAGGTACTATAGACTTATCCGCAGTAGATGGGACAGCTATAGCTGGCACTAGATTTTTAAGTAAAGATAATACTTGGGATGTACCTGCTTATACAGTTTATAATGTAGCATCTTCAACTACTAACGGTTTAATGAAACTAGCATCAGATACAGAACAATCTGTAGCTGCAAATGCTGTAACTGCAGAAGCTAGTAGAACATATGGTATACAATTTAATGCAGACGATCAAGCTGTAGTAAATGTACCTTGGACAGATACTACTTATACGTTGCCATTAGCTACTAGTGCAGTAAGAGGTGGTGCTAAAATAGGTTATGTACAGAACGCTAAAAATTATCCAGTACAATTATCAAGCGAACAAATGTTTGTAAATGTTCCGTGGACAGACACAGCTACTACTCCTGGAGGTTCTAATACACAAGTACAATTTAACAATAGTGGTTCATTCGCTGGATCTGGTAATTTAACATTTGTTACAGATACATTAACATTAGCTGACACACTAGAGATAAAAGGAGATGGAACAAATCCAGGTACACTTAAGTTATATTGTGAAAATGTAGGTACTCCGCATGCAGTAAGTATATTAGGTCCTGTACATGCAAGTGCTGTACCGTATGAAATAAGACTACCTAATACAGCTCCAAGTAACAATCAAATATTAGAATCTAATAGTTCTGGACAATTATCTTGGATCAACACACCATCAGGTGGCGGTGGCGGTTTTCCAAGTTCAGTATCTTCAGTAACAACTAGTGTAGGTCTTGTAGTAAATAATCTTTATACAGTTACAACGTCAAGTACTACGCCTGATATAGTTGTAACATTACCTACAGCAGTAGGTAATAGTGCTGAAGTTATAGGAGTTAAATATGCAGCTCAAAATGACATTAATGATACTGTAGTTATAAAAACAGTATCAAGTCAAACAATAGATGGTGTTAATAGAACTACTAATGGTTTACCTTTAGCATCTTTATATACATATTTTGAATTAGTATCTGACGGAGCTAACTGGTTTATAAAATAATTATGAGTTATACTTTTAATAATACAGGTGGAACAAACCACGGTATAAAATCGTATGATCAAATATTTGCTTTAAACAGTACTACAGCAGGTGCTACTAATTATTGGGATCCTTTATTAGAAAGTGGAGACACTGTAATAATGGAACTTGAGTATACGCATAGTGATACTTTAATGAGAAACCATAAATTGCTAACTTATTATGACTTTGATGAAGGCGGTGAGCTAGTACAAGGTAAACATTGGATAGGTAATGGTATATACTTATGTTATAATAATAGTACAGGTGCTATAGGTATAGGTGATTATGTAATACAATGGACAGGCGCTACTGCGCCAGGCGCTGCGGGTACTAGACCAATAGTAACAAAAGGAAGATCCGCTGGTGAAGCTATAAAACCTATGGGCGTTGCTCTTGAGCCAGCAGCTTCAGGTGAGTTTTGCACAGTAGCTATGATGGGTGTTTGGCCATGTAAAAGAAGTGGTAGTTTAGGTTACGATGAACCTATGTACTTAGGAGCTACCTCATCTACAGGAACTTTAGTTACAGCTACAGCTCCATCATCTGGACAAAGAGGAGCATTAGGTAAATGTATTAGAAATGATTACAGTATAATAACCAGCGCTGACGCAACTCCAGAAACAGTAGATGGTGGATTAATACTTATATGGGGAACTTCTTCAGAAATGTACTAACATGAGTTATAAAGTAATACCTTATACATACGGAAAAAGAAGTAATACAGACATAAACAGCTTGACTGGTATGTCTAGAGGAGATACTGTATTTAACTACGATACACAACTCGTTGAAATATATAACGGTATTTTATGGGTAGATGAAAGAAGTGTTATGTATAAAATCGCAGGTACTGAAGTTGTTTCATTAGGTGAATGTGTACAAACAAATACTAACGGTGAAATATTAAGAACTGGAGCAAGTAGTAAAAATGCGTTTGCAGGAGTAGTTACAAGAGGTGGTAGTTCTACAGGTTACGCTACAGTAGCTTTCGCTGGTAAAGTACAAGTATTAGCAGGTGCAAGCATAGTTTCAGGACAGTCATTAGTTTTATATACTAACGGTAGAGTAAATGATGATAGTACACCTGGATCTAGTGTGTTAGGATGGTGTATGGAAAGCAAAACATCTGGTAATTTAGCATGGATGGCATTACAAACAATAGAACTTTATTAATATGAGTTATCAACATTTTCATCACTGGGGCGTTCGTACTAAAGAAAATATAGAAAGACTAATAGATGGTACAGATTATGGATCTAGCTATACTAATGCTAATCAATTATTAGAAGATGGTCAAAGCGTTATAGATAAAACTATCGAAGGTTTTATGAATTGGTCTAATAATACTAGTACAGATGGTAGTGGTAATTATTATGGCGGCTGTTTTATGGCGCCATCTTTCTCTCAATACTTTTGTGATACGACTGAATTTACAAATAAATGGTTTTATGTAGGAGGATCTAGTTCTGTTAACACAGTTAGATTAGGCGCTACAACTGCTGCTGCTGCTGAATCCATGATAGGCATATCTTATAACACTTTATTTGGTGCTGGTGATTTTGCTCAAATGAGAGTTTGTGGTATAGCTTATGTAGATGTAGATGATTTTAGTACTCCTGAAAATGGTCATTATGTTGATGAAGGTCAAAGTGCTGGTAAAGTAGGAGACGCAGGTGGATCTGTTCAACAACAAGTATTTGCGTGGTGTACTAATAATAGTACATCTTCTGAAGGTTCAGGATCTATATATGTAAAAATAAACGCCACAGAAACATCTTAAAAATATTTCTACCATGTAGAAAACCAACTATCTAAGTGATAGTATAATTAATAACCTATAAAACATAAACCATGACGTTTTATTACGCGCATAAATCGTGGAGTAATGCACCACAACCAAATGAACAAACCATTGAGTTTTGGAAACACATTGTAACCAAAAGCAATTGGAGAATTGTACAACTACCAAATGGATACTATCAAACCGAGTACAAAGACCTAGAAGATAACTGGGTAGATGTGACGAGGAGAGAAACCATGGACGGCGCTGAAGCTGCTATAGACGGATCAATAGATCACTATAGTAAAAAACTTGAGTTTGCTAATGGACCAAAAGTTGTAAAAACATTTGAATAACAACAAATAAAATTTAATTTAATTTAATATGCAAGAAGTTAAGCTAGTTAAAGATTTGGCCTTTGGTGACAATGCTAGAGGCCAAATACTAGCTGGTGTAAGTAAACTAACTAACGCGGTTAGTTCTACATTAGGAGCCAGCGGTAAATGTGTAATACTGGAAGATGAAAATGGCAAACCAGTTATAACTAAAGATGGAGTTACAGTTGCTAACTCTGTTACACTATTAAAACCATTAGAAAATATTGGAGCCACACTTATTAAAGAAGCTGCTCAAAGAACAGTTAAAGACGCAGGCGATGGTACTACAACTGCTACTATATTAGCACATGCTATATTAGAAGAATATATCAAGCATGATCAATTAGATGATTTAAGAAGTATAAAAAATGGAATTAACACTGCTGTGGATAATGTTGTTAAGTATCTTCAAAAGAAAAGAAAAAAGGTTAGTGGTAAAAAGATTGATCAGGTTGCAACTATATCAGCTAACAATGATAAAGATATAGGTACAATAATAGGAGAAGCGTTTAAACTTGTAGATGAAACTGGCATAGTTTTAATGGAAACTAACGAGCAACCAGAAACAACAGTTGAACTAATAGAAGGCGTGCAGTATAATAGATCGTTAAAAAATAAACATTTTATAACTAATAAAGAAAAAGGTACATCAGAGCTTGATAATCCTTTAGTTTTAATTGTTGAGTCTAAAATAGAAAACATAAGAAAAATACAAAATGTATTAGAGCATGTTATAAAAAATAACAAAAGTTTATTAATAATAGCAGATGTTGACCAGCAAGTAGTAAATGCATTAGCAATGAATAAACTTAAAGGCAATATAAAAGTCAACATCATAGATGCACCTGTGTTTGGGTTAGGTAGAAAAGAAGTACTTAGCGATTTATGTGATGTAACAGGTGCAACTCTAATTAACGAAGATCTAGGAGATGATATAGATTTAATTAGCGAAGAACACTTAGGTTCATGTGTTAAGTCTATAACAGGTAATGATCTTACCGTATTACAAGTTGACTTAAAAGAAAATACTAAAGTAAAAGAAACTATAGATATATTAGAAAAACAAATTAAAGATGTTAACAACTCTAATATAAAAACTAGACTTGAAAAAAGACTAGGTAACTTAAAAGCTAAAATGGCTATAGTTCGCGTAGGCGCTAACTCAGAGGTTGAATTAAAAGAAAAGCAAGATAGAGTTGAAGATGCCATTTGTGCTACTAAAGCCGCTATAAAACAAGGAATAGTATCAGGAGGTGGTATAGCATTATATAACGCTTCTCAAAACTTGCAACCTAAAAATATAGGTGAAGAAGTTTTGTACTGTGCTATTAAAAGACCATATGAGGTTATACTTGCTAACGCTGGTATAGATAGTGAAGCACCTGAAGGAGAAGGCATAGGAATAGATGTGGTTACAGGAAAAACGGTAGATATGGCAAAAGCCGGAATAATAGATCCTTTGCTAGTAACTAAAAGTGCACTTGTAAATGCGGCTTCTGTAGCTACTACTATTATGAGTACTGATTGTGTCATTAATAATATAAGGGCATGAAAGCAATTGGTAAGTATATAGTTATAGATCCTATTAAAGAAACATCGACTACAACAAAAGGTGGATTAATACTAGGTGAAAAGCAAAGAGAAGATATTAGATACAGACGTGCTAGCATTGTAAGTGTTGGCACAGATGTAAATAAACTAAAAGCTGGTAATGAAATATATTATGATAAATCAGCAGGTTTTAATATAGAAATAAAAAATAACAATTATAAAGTTATAAAAGAGTTTGATGTAGTAGTTGTATTATGAAAAAACTAACTTCTGAAGACTTAAGAGATATGCATTTATTAAAACATTATCGTATAATACGTAAATGGGCATGCAAAACATGTAATATTAAAGAAGCAGATCTTGAGCTTTTAATATATTTAAACGCGGTAGATTTATTTACTAAGGATGATTTTAAAAAAGGTACGTACTCATATAGCTGGGATAATAGACGCTGGAACAGATTATTGAAAGAGGGTTGGATAAAGGTGTGGAGAGAGAGGAATCGCACTACTCAAAAATTCAATATCTATAAAGTATCCGTAAAGTGTAAACAGCTAATTAGTCGTATGTACCGTATCATGCTAGGTGAAGAAGATATGCCTACTGCTAAATTTGAAAAAAACAATAGATATATTTATAAAGTTACAACGAAAGCTATAGAATATGTCAACAAAGATAAAACAAGATGAGTAAAACAACATACAGTACAATACCGCAAATAGGACCTGCTAGATTTGTACCTCAAGTATTAGGAGGATTAGCCGGAGGTGTAGGAGGTTTTTTAAAAGCTAGAAAAGAAGCTAAAGCAGCTGGTGAAAAACTAACGTTTAAAGATGCTATAGGAGATATAGCAATGGGAGCAGGTAAAGGTGCGTTGAATCCACTTAGTGGAGCTGTAGGTTTAGTAACTCAAGGTGTTGGAAATATAGCTCAAGATAAAGCTATGAGAGATGATCAAATGAGTCAAATGGATGACGTGTATCAAAATTCAAGTATTAATCAAAACCCTGTATTTGATCCGCTTGCTGCGGCAACAATGAGAGGTTTATATAAAACATAAATTATGCCAAGTTACGGAGAAAAACAAAACCCAGCTGGAAAAAATATTAGTCCAGCTATTAAGCCATTAGGAACTAGAAAAATGGTTTCTAATAATGCTATGTTAAAATCTACATTAGCAATTGACAACTGTGGACACAAAGGTAATCCAGCTTTATTAGCTCAGAAATAATGGGACTTGACGATCTTAAGCTATATTGTTTGAATATAACTTCATTTACTATAGCAAGCTTTGATTGGTTAGAGCCAGTGTTAAAAATATTATTACTAGTAACTACTTTAGGGTATACTGCTCATAAATGGTATTTATTAAAGAAAAAGAAAAATGCGTGAGATAAATAAAATTATCGTGCACTGCTCTGCAACAAGAGATGGAGAAAATTTTGAAGTAGCCGAAATCAGAAAGTGGCATCTAGCTAGAGGCTTCAGTGATATTGGCTACCATTTTTATATCGACCTGTATGGAGAAATACACAAAGGTAGAGATATAAGTAAAATCGGAGCTCACTGCAAGGGGCACAATCGTAATTCGATAGGGATATGCTATTGCGGAGGCGTTGAGGCAGATGGTAAGACTCCGAAAGATACTAGACTTGAGTGTCAAAAAGAAGCATTAGTTGCTGTGCTTAGAACTTTAAAAGCAATGTATCCTAATGCTGTAATACACTCACATAATGACTTTGCTAATAAAGCATGTCCAAGTTTTAATGCAACAGAAGAATATTGTAACTTATGAAAGATAGAGGTTTAGGTGATACCATTGAGAGATTTACTAAAGCTACAGGTTTAAAAAAGTTAGCAGATAAAATACCAGGTGGTTGTGGTTGTGATCACAGAAAAGACTGGTTTAATAAAAATTTTCCTTATAATATGAAACGTAATGGCTAATTTAAATAAAGTTGTAAGCCAACTTCAAAAGGCTTCAAAGATGCACTTGGCACAATCCAAAGTAATTGAACAACATATAAAAGATATGAAAGATAGTCCGGCTGAAAAAGAAGATGATATAAGTATTGATCCTAAGAATCAGGGTAAATTTACTAGATGGGTAAAGAAAAATATGCCAGGTAAATCTACATGTGCCGCTGCTTCTGCTGTAATGAAGAATAAAAAGAAATATAAGCCTGCAGTTGTTAAAATGGCTAACTATGCTAATAACTTTGGTTGCTCTAAAAAGAAGTAATGGCTTTTAAAATAAAACCTTTTTATCCTTTAAATACTACACCTATATATAGGACGTTAGATACAGATGGAGTTTTAGGTGTTGCTAATAAAAATGGTACTATCAGAATACATAAAGATGTAACTGATCCTGCACAATTACAAGATGTTATAGATCATGAGATGGTACATAGAGATCAAATGAATCCTGAAAGCAATGACACTGGTAGATTTGCTTATGATAATTTTAATATGTATTACAAACCAAAAGGAAGTAAAAAAACTATAGTTACAAAAAGAAGTAATAAGGTAGATGGCGCACCTTACTTAGGTCACGAAAAAGAAGCCAACGATAAAAAAACTCAACAAAAAATAAAAAGAAAATACGATGCCGGAATTTAAATATAAAAAACTAAAAGAAGACATAATCGAAAAGCCTAAGCCAATAAAAGAAGGTACTGTTACTATGGCTACAGAAAAAAACGATTTAGCTAAAGAACAAGGCAAATTAACATATGGTCAAAGAAGAAGTGAAGAACTAAGAGGTGCTCATGACGCTCCTGGCATGTTATATGGATCACCAGCGGAAATGTCTTCTAAAGCACATCCTTTATACAAAAAAGGAAAACCAACAATGGACTATAGTTCTGCTAAATTATTAGGTGATTTAGACAAAGATGGTAAACTAAGTAGTTACGAGGCTAACCGTCAAGAAGCTATAGAAAAAAATATGAATAAATAATGTATATGGAACAAGTTATAAAAGTAGTTAATTCATCATGGTTTAAGTCTTTGGCTATAGCTATGATAGGTGTAGCGTTAATAGCAGAATCACATCCGTTTTACTCAGGCATTGCTTTTGGTTTTGCAGCTAGAGAATTTTTATTATCACTTAAAACTAAGTGTGAAATTTGTAAAAAATAAATTATGGGACCAGGAGATAAGTTAAAAGCTTTTATGCAAAGGTTTATTGGGCCTAAATCGCAACAAGCTTATAGACAAGTTCAACACAGTGTGTCTGGCAAAGGTGATGTAAGAGGTGTTAAGAAAAGAAAGTTAATGCAAGGTTTAACAGGTGATCCAGTTAAAGATAATGAAATACTTTATGGACCTACTCCTGAGTCTAAATTTAATAGACCGCTGACTGTAGAAGAGCAAAGACGTGGACCAGAGAAAAAAGGTGAGTTAGTCTCGTATAAAAAGAAAGATGGAACTAATGTTATAACTACTAAAAGAAAAGCTAAAAAGCTTGAAAGAAAAGAAAATAGACAAGAAAAGAAAAATAAAAAAGTAAAAACAAGAAAAACTCCAGACGCAAAATTTTAATATGAGTTATTCTAATTTTCATAAAAACAGAAATCCATTTTCTCCAGCAAGATTAGATGAGGGTTTTAAAGCTAGTAAAATAGAAGGAGGACCTGGTGATCCTGTTAGAGTTAGTATTGAAAAAGATCTTGATGCAGGTAAAGTAACAGTTAGTACGTATAGTGAGGGTAGTGGAAAAGCACCGAAATTAAATGAAGCTCAAAAAAAATGGAGAGATCAGCAAATAGCAGAGCTAGGTAGTGTAGAAGCGTATAGAGAAAAGTATAATATAAAAGATCCTAAAGAAAGAGAAGTTAAATCTAGTTTTACATATCAAATGTTAAAATCAGAAGATTCTCCAGATATTAAACCTATGGATCTAGATTACGATATAGAAATGGCGGAGCCACCTGAGGAATATACTAGAGAAGAAACTGAAAAAGACATTATTGAACCATCAAGAGGTAAAACAAAAACTCCAAAAGATAAATTTAAAAAACCAGGTACTAAAGATAAAAGTTTTAGTTTTACAACATCAGGCGGTGATGGATTATCAGATACAGAAATGAAAGTGTCTTGTAAAATGGATCCAGATGCAGCAAATAAACAAGTTTGTAAGCAAGCTGCAAAAGCTCAAAAAGAAGCAAAAAAATCATCAATGTACAAAGTGAAAAAGGACGGCACTCAAAAAATAAAGAAAAAACTTGTAAATCCAGCAGATTATCTTTATGGAAGAGGTTGGAGACAAGGTCGTGGATTTATGAAAAACGTACAAGTAGTTACACGAAAACAAAGATGAGTAATAAAAAGAAATTTAAAGAAACTAAAGTAGGAGCTTTTTTAACTGAGAAAGCTCCTAAACTTGTTTCACAGTTAGGTGAATTTTTACCTGATCAGGGAGGTCTTGGTATAGTAAAAAATCTTATATCAAGTGATAGTGATATTGAACCACAAGATAAAGAAACTGCTTTAAAATTATTAGAGCAAGATATTCAAGAAATGAAAGATGTATCTGAAAGATGGAAAAGTGATATGACATCTGATTCTTGGTTATCAAAAAACACTCGACCATTAACTTTAATATATCTAACATTAGCATCTACTATATTAATTATAATAGATTCATTTCATATGGTATTTGATGTAGACACAGCTTGGGTTGAATTACTTAAAACATTATTAATCACAGTATACGTAGCGTACTTTGGAAGTAGAGGCGCTGAAAAAGTATTTATAAATAAAAAATAACAAATGGCAATAAGAGGATTAGAAGGTAATATGCAAGCTCAGCCTAGGGTATTTGCTCATGACGCTGTATTAGTTACTAAAAGTGACACTGTTGATATACCTAATACATCTGAAAGAGGATGTTGTTTATATATTGGAGATATATCTGCTGGAGCTGACGTTAAAGTAACTATGGAAAGTGGAAACGTAGCTACTTTTAAAGGTGTAACAGCTGGATCATTTTTACCTATATTAGTAACTAGGGTTCATTCTACTGGTACAACAGCTGCAGAGATATTAGCGTTATATTAAAATATGTTTATGGGACTGGGCATGCCTGTGCCCGATATAGCCAATTTACCCGGACCTTCGAGACCAGGTTACGGAGCTAAAGATAAAAGATTTATTACTAGTTGGAATATAGATAGTGATTTTGTAAATCAAACATTTACGTTTTGGGTATCAACACAAAGTACTGGTAATAATACGACTTACTATGATTATGAGATAGACTGGGGTGATGGTAGTGCTAAGGAAACTTTTACCAACAATACTAGACCTACTCATGTTTACACTTCAATAGGTGTTTATGATATAAAAATTGAAGGTATATTTCCAGGTATGTCATTAGGCTATAGATCTGGAAATCAAGATCGAGATAGACCTGAAGCTATAAAATGTGTAGAAATAAAAAACTGGGGAGATGTTCAATTTTCTAGTTTTTATTATGGGTTTCGTGGAGCAAAAGATATGGTTATAACAGCTAAAGATGAACCTACTTTTAGAGCAGCTGGAGTAAGTGGTCAATTGAGAAGTTTGTTTTCAAATTGTAAACAAATAAAAGAATTTGATTTTACAGCTTGGAAACCAATGCTTGAAGTAGGTAATGGAGGATCAAAAACAAGAATGTGTGAACAAATGTATAAGTTAGAAAAACTAACTATTCCTCCTGTTACATGGTTTAATTACACTAATGGTGTATCAGACGACAACATCTTTGGTGGTTTAGGTAAACAAGCAGGTATAGAAATTTTAAACGCTGGAAGCGGATTGAGCACTGGTAATCAAGTAACAACTGATGGAGGTAACTTTACTATTAATGTAGGAAGTGTAGATGGATCAGGCGCTGCAGTAGATGGAACAATAACTATAATAAACGTAGATAATAGCTGGACAAAAGACGCCGTGTTTAATTTTTCTGGAGGTCTTCAAATAAAATTAACAACTGAAAAACCTGGTTGTAATTTAATAGCGAAAGACATAACATTTACTGATTATGTTAGTTGGAGATACATACTGTATGATGCTGTAGTAAACGAAGTAGATTTTTCTAATTGGACATTTGGTAGAATAGGAAGTATGATTCAGTGGTACTTTCTCAATAACGCTGGTTATGATTCTATAATAAATATGGATAATTGGTCTACTACTGGAGATGGTGTAACAACTATGAAGTCAATGATGACTGGTAATAGGTATAGTTACATGAATCTAAGAGGTCCTAAAATACTTAAAACTACAAATTGGGATTCTAGTGTTACTAATAATTTAACTAACTTTAGTAATTTAGGAAATACATCTAGCGGTAGATATTCTAGACTTAGAGAGTGGTGGGGTCTAAATAATATAAAATTAGGAAAAGTTACTACTTTTGAAAGAATGTTTGAGTATTTGCAGTTTCTTATTTTTGCAGATGAAAATGGAAGAAACTTTTCAAGCACGTGTATGGATAATAGAGTTACTACTCCTACCTCACTAAACTGTACTAGATTTTTCTTTCAAACGGGATGGGTTAATCTTGATCAATACCCTGAAGCTAAGCCAGCAAATTTTGATGGTTGGAACTTTAACGCGGGTAGTCCTGTTAGTTTTAATCAAGCGTTTTATGGATCCGGTCTTCCTGGAGATGACACAACAGCGCCTGGTGGTATAACTTGGGATTTATCAAGTGCTGATTTAAGTAATGTAAGTTTCTTAGGAAGTGCTTTTAGAAGAGTTAATTATTTTCCAACTACTGGAGAAAATAGACCAAGCGCAAGACAAACTATAAAAATTGATAGCTTAAGTTCAATCTGTACTAGCATGTACTACATGGGACAACAAAGTACAATAACTGACTTTGATCTTATAGGAAGTGATATATCTGGAGTTACTAATATGGAAAGAATATTTGGTGAAGAAGTTTCTGCCGCTACTAATGAGTTTGGTTTTAAATTTGATAATACTGTATTATTGAATAATGTTACTAATATGGTTAATTTTGTAGGTGGTGGTGGTAGATCTTTGTTTACAGAAGATTATAATAATATATTAAGAGCATTAGGTCAAACTACTGAACAAAATAGAGTTGCTTATTTTTATAATAGTAAATTTGATGGAGGTTTAATATTTCCTTCAGGAAGAACTCCAGAGATAATGACTAATACAGGTACAGCAAATAAAGTAATAGACACAAATAAAGATTTTGTAGCGTTAGGAGTGCAAATAGGAGATATTGTAGAAACTGGTCCATCAGGAAATATTTATCAAGTAGCAGCAATTACAAATGTAGCTACAACAGAATTAACTTTAGATGCTAATATAGTATCTGCTGCTTTTAACGATTATAATATACAAACTAGTCAAACTGCAAAAGATCGTTTCCACATATTAGATAACCCACAAAACTGGACACTAATTGATAGTGGTCCTGTAACAACTTAATAAATGGCACACGTAAAAGGTATATTAGCTGACGAAAATAATCATTGGGTTTTTTTACACAATGACAATGTAATATGTTTTGGTAACTTGCAAATAGGTAATAATTTATTTTGTTCAGAAGATAAAACATTATTACATTATAGTTCAGAAGATGAACTTGAAGACTCTGTAAACAATTTCACTGGTGAAACAAATTATTACAAAGAACAAGCTCAAGATCCATATAGTGAAGTATATATAGGTGAAAGTGTAAAGTACCCTGTGATTATACCTGATGAATAAGAATAATATAATATGTATATAGGAATGGGCATGCCTGTGCCCGATTTATCTAACTTGCCCGGACCTTCGAGACCTGGATACCCTAGCGGAAACCAGGGTGAAGAACACATGAAGTTTGAAGTATTAATTCCAGAAAGCGATAAAACATTAGGCTTCTCTATAAACGCAAGGACTTATACAGGAGGCCCTGGTGGTGGGAGATCATATGGTTATACTGTTGATTGGGGAGACGGCCAATCTTTTACACAACCTCCTGGTAGTAGTTATACTATAGGTTTATCTCACACGTATAATGATGCAGGTACTTATATTATAACTATTGATTGGGAAGATGCTTTTAATGGTACAAACGCGTATTATCCTTTAGCATTTACTACTACAAGTCAGCCAAAAATTACAAATTGGATAAGTTGGGGAATACATTATAAAATAGGAAGTTATTTTAGAATGTTTGATCAGTTAGAAAATATGGTTAATACCGCAACGGACTATCCAATAATTTGGCAACAAGGCGGAGCTCTTCAAAGTCACAACTGGTCTAGAACTTTTGGCCAAGCGGAATCTTGGAATACGCCAATAAATTTATCTGATTATAATGTTAGTCAATGGACAGCTAGTGCTAGATATAGCAATACTTTTCATGATATGTATAATTTACCTCAATTATCATTACAAAACGATACGGTAAACTGTGGAACTTCAAGTAATCCCTTTAGAGATGGTGGAATGACAGACAATGTTGGAAGAGATACTGCAAGCGGATGTAAATTTCAATTTAACAATATTAATGTTGAAGGAGCTGGTGCAAATACTTTATTTGGAAACGCGTTATTTAGATTATCTTACCTACATAAAGAAAGTTCTTTTACTAATTGGACCTATGATAATTCACTCACGACAAATGGATTTGCACAGATTGCTAATATATTTCAGGGTAGTAAAATAAAAAATTTATCAGACAATGAAAATTTAACAATTGATCTTTCAGGTTGGAAAGATAAAAATAATACAAGTTTAGCACTTTATGTTACAGGTTTTGGTTCTAGTGGCTTTGAAAAAGATGGATTAACAAATGTTACTGGAACTTTAACTATTGATTTTACTAGTCCTTACGGCATAGATTTATCTGGTCATGCGCGAAATATGTTTTATAATCTTAATGGGTCTAAATGGTCAGGATTAACTATTATAGGCGCTGGAAATTGGACTATAAATAATCTTTCTAGCGGTACACAAGGTACTAGAAACATGTTCTACAATTGTGGCACACTTGATATTGATTTAACAAATTTTGATTTTACAGGCGTTCCTTATAAAAGCGCATTTATGACTGGTAATACAAAATTAACTACCGCAAGATATGATCAAGCTTTAATAGCCTGGGACAATAGTGGTGTTCAAAATATAGTAAATTTAAAAATGAATCTTTCACAATATACGGCTGGTGGAGCTGCGGAAACAGCTAGAAATAATTTAATAAATAATAAAGGTTGGTCAATAAATGACGGAGGACCTGTTTAATAAAATATAATATAATGCAATGTTTGGAGTTTCCAAGTGAAATAACTTATATAATAACATTTAACAATGATGAAGTTAATGGTACTTTGTATATAGATACAAATCAAGAGTTTTGTATGCCTGACTCATGGAGTAGTGAAATATTTACTAATGAAGCTGAATATATAGAAAGATGTAGCGATTTAAATATAGAGCCTAATTTACCAGAACAACCTGAAATAATGGAAGAAGAGTAAATAATAAGTGATTATAAATAAAACAATTATAAATTAAATTTAATCAAATGAAAATAAAAGAAGAAGAATTAAAAACGATCAAAGATCAGCAGCAAAAGCTAAATGAATTAGTTCATAATATAGGTTTATTAGAGAGCCAAAAGCACGGACTGCTTCATGATATAGCTGAAGTAAATAAAGAGATAGAAAGTTTTAAATCAATACTAGAAGAAACTTATGGAGCTATTGAAGTAGATTTAAGTGATGGTTCTTATAAAGCTATCGAAGATAAAGAAGAAGAAGTTCCTGTAGCCGCTGTATAATGTCTAATGTTATAAGAAAAATTAGTATTGGATCTGACTATAAAAATGATGCTATGCATTATTCTGTTGGTCAAGAAGTTTACGGTGGTCATACCATATGTGATATAATTGGTAACAAGATTGATGGTGAGTATTTGATTTATATAAAGAAAAATAACGAAGTATTACCTTGGAAAAAATTTAATCGCAATATGGCAATAGCAGTTGAATATGATCTTCAATATTAATGAGAAGTTTATATGAATTTATTGTTAAACCTAAAACAAATAGGTATAACAATACTGTAGATGTAGATGGTAAAGAACTTATAGTTAATTCAAATATTGATAACTATGAATTTGTTAGTAAAGAAGCTGTGGTTGTGCAAACACCTGCAGCTTTTAATACTGATATAAAACCTGGAGATATTGTACACGTTCATCACAATTTATTTAGAAGATGGTATAATATGAAAGGTGAAGAAAAAAATTCATCTAAATATTTTAAAGATGATCTTTATTTTTGTACACTAGATCAAATATATATGTACAATAATAAATGTCATTTAAACTATTGCTTTGTATCTCCTATTAAACAAGTAGACGGTTTTAACGCATCTAAAGAAAGAGAACATTTTGGTATATTAAAATATAGCAATAAGTCCTTAGAACGCGTAGGATTACATCCTGGAAAGCTTGTAGTTTTTACACCTAACTCAGAGTTTGAGTTTATTATAAATGGTGAAAGACTTTATTGTATGAAATCAAATGATATAGCAGTTACTCATGAATACGAAGGAAACGAGGAAGAATATAATCCGAGCTGGGCGAAAAGCAGTTGATGAGCTAATTAAAGTAGCTGAAGAAAAAATCATTACACATACTGATGATGACGTATCTGCAGACCGCCTTAAAAATGCAGCGGCAACTAAAAAGCTTTGTATAATGGATGCTTTTGAAATATTACAACGTATAGAAGAAGAAGAAGCTATTTTAGAAGGTAAACCAAAAGAAGAAAAGAAAGAAAGAGTATTTAAGTTTGCAGAAGGGAGGAGCAAGTGAGTTATAAGCAAACACTTTGGAAAGAGATAAAAGATGTAATAAACCCTAAGATACTTAAAAAAAATAATAGGTATAAAAAATGGGAATATGGTTATAATGAAGATTATGACTTTGTATGTATAAGTAAAGATGGAACAATTGGACAGATCATTGAAATACAAAACTTACGCATTGCTTTACCAAAAACAAATGAACCATATAAACGAAGCGAAAATAAAGCGGAGCAATATTGGCAAAGATTTGAATACCCAAAAGAATTACAAAGAATAAAAACTAGATTTGATTGGGAAGAATATCCAATAGATTTTAAAGAAGAGTGGTACGATTATATAGATGAAGAATTTAAGCGTAGAGAACAAGGTTTTCATTTCTACAATAATGGCAGCCCTGTATATATTACTGGTACTCATTACATGTACTTGCAGTGGTCCAAGATCGATGTCGGAGCGCCAGACTATAGAGAAGCAAACAGATTATTTTTCATCTTCTGGGAAGCATGTAAAGCGGATAACAGGTGTTACGGTATGTGTTATCTTAAAAATAGAAGGAGTGGTTTTTCGTTCATGGCATCTGCAGAACTCGTCAACTTGGCCACGATTAGTTCCGACTCGAGATTTGGGATATTATCTAAAAGTGGTGCAGACGCTAAGAAAATGTTCACAGACAAAGTCGTACCCATTAGTGTTAATTATCCGTTCTTCTTCAAACCTATCCAAGACGGAATGGATCGTCCTAAAACCGAGCTCGCCTATAGAGTACCAGCGTCTAAGCTTACACGAAGGAAACTTGAAACCAATGAACAGCTTCGTGAGTTACAAGGGTTGGACACTACGATAGACTGGAAGAATACAGGTGATAACTCTTATGACGGTGAAAAGCTAAAGTTACTAGCACACGACGAAAGTGGTAAATGGGAAAGACCTGATAATATATTAAACAATTGGCGAGTTACAAAAACTACATTAAGACTAGGATCAAGGGTTGTAGGTAAATGTATGATGGGCTCAACTTCAAACGCATTAGATAAAGGTGGAAATAATTTCAAAAAACTTTACTACAATAGTGACGTTACAAAAAGAAATAGAAATGGACAAACAGCTTCTGGACTCTATAGCTTGTTCATACCTATGGAGTGGAACTACGAAGGATTCATGGATACTTATGGATTACCTGTATTCATTAGAGAAAAAAGTGGAGTCAAAGGAATCGATGGTTGTGAAATTACAACAGGAGTTATTGAACATTGGGAAAATGAAGTCGAAGGATTAAAAGGAGATCAAGATAGTTTAAATGAATATTATAGACAGTTTCCACGTACAGAGCAACACGCGTTTAGAGATGAAACAAAAGATAGTTTATTTAATTTAGTAAAAATATACGAGCAAATAGATTATAACGAAGAATTAAATAATACTGCTAATATTACACAAGGTAAATTTATATGGGAAGGTGGGATAAGAGATACTAGAGTAATGTTTGTACCTGATACTAATGGAAGATTTAGAATTAGTTGGGTACCAGACAGTCAAGTACAAAATAATGTAATTACAAAAAATGGAATTAAATACCCTGGTAACGAGCATATTGGTGCTTTTGGATGTGACAGTTACGATATCAGTGGGACTGTTGATGGCAAAGGTTCTAATGGATCACTTCATGGATTAACTAAGTTTTCTATGGAAAATGCTCCACCAAATCATTTTTTCTTAGAGTATATTGCTAGACCACAAACAGCTGAAATGTTTTTTGAAGATGTTTTAATGGCTTTGCATTTTTATGGGATGCCAATACTTGCTGAAAATAATAAACCAAGATTATTATATTATTTAAGACGTAGAGGCTATAGAAAATTTAGTATGAATAGACCAGATAAAGTTTGGAATAAATTATCATATACAGAAAAAGAAATAGGTGGGATACCTAACTCTAGCGAAGATATTAAACAAGCACACGCGGCTGCAATAGAAGCTTACATAGAAGAACACGTAGGTATGACACTTTCTGGAATAGGTGATATGTACCATCAAAAAACATTAGAAGACTGGGGACAGTTTAATATTAATAACAGAACAAAGCATGATGCTTCTATTAGTTCTGGTTTAGCTATTATGGCTTGCAATAAAAATAAATATAGACCTAATTTAATGAGAAATAAACAACCTGTTAAGTTAAACTTTTCAACATATGATAATGACGGTTTTATTTCTAAAATAAACAGATAAATGATAGAAACTAGTTATGGAAGTTCATTTCCGGATCAGGTAGTACCTGATGCAGTAAAAGCATCTTATGATTATGGTTTAAAAGTAGGACAAGCTATAGAAGGCGAATGGTTTGGCGGTGCTAGAGCAGGAGTTGCAGGTTATAGGTTTGCTACTAATTACAATAACTTTCATCAATTAAGGTTATATGCTAGAGGTGAACAATCAATACAAAAATATAAAGATGAATTATCTATAAATGGTGATTTATCATATCTTAATTTAGACTGGACACCAGTGCCTATTATATCTAAGTTTGTAGATATTGTAGTAAACGGTATGTCACAAAGAAACTATGACATAAAAGCTTATGCACAAGATCCTACGTCAAGCGCTAAAAGAAGTAGATATGTGCAAGGTTTAATGAAAGATATTTATGCAAAAGAATATATAGCAAAAGCTAAAAAACAATTAGGTATAGATATTTCTTCAACATCAGGTAGTGAATCAGCTCCTCAAAACCCTGATGAAGTATCTGTTTATATGCAGTTGAATTATAAGCAGAATATAGAATTAGCTCAAGAAGAAGCTATAAATTATACTTTAGATTTCAACAAATATGATTTAATAAGACGTAGATTAAATTATGATTTAACTGTATTAGGTATTGCTTGCTCTAAAACAAATTTTAATTTACAAGAAGGCGTTACAGTAGAATATGTTGATCCTGCTAACTTAGTTTATTCTTACACAGAAGACCCTAACTTTGAAGACATATGGTATGTTGGTGAAGTAAAGGGTGTTAGTATGGCTGAACTTAAAAAACAATTTCCACACTTAACACCTGCAGAGTTAGAGCAAATAGAAAAATATCCTGGCAACTCTAATTATAGAAATGATTGGAACGGTAGATATTGGGACGATAAAATACAATTACTATATTTTGAATACAAAACATTTTCTAATCAAGTATTTAAAATAAAAGAAACTCCACAAGGATTAGAAAAAGCATTAGAAAAAACAGATGCTTTTAATCCACCAGAAGAAATTAATTTTACTAAAGCATTTAGATCAATAGAAGTTTTATATAGTGGAGTAAAAATATTAGGTTATCCAGAACTACTTAAGTGGGACATGGCAGAAAACATGACAAGACCTACAGCTGATACTACTAAAGTAAATATGAATTACAATATCTGCGCACCTAGAATGTATAAAGGTCGTATCGATTCATTAGTAAAACGTATTACTGGGTTTGCAGATATGATACAATTAACACATTTAAAACTACAACAAGTATTATCACGTATGGTACCTGATGGTGTGTATCTAGATGTAGACGGTTTAGCAGAGGTTGATTTAGGTAATGGAACTAATTATAATCCACAAGAGGCATTAAACATGTATTTTCAAACTGGTAGTATTGTAGGTAGATCATTAACTCAAGATGGTGATCAAAACTTAGGTAAAGTACCAATACAAGAATTACAAAGTGGAGGTGGTAATGCTAAGATAGCTAGCTTAATACAATCTTATCAATATTACTTACAGATGATAAGAGATGTGACGGGATTAAATGAAGCTCGTGATGCTAGTAATCCAGATAAAAATTCATTAGTAGGTTTACAAAAAATAGCAGCAGCAAATAGTAATACTGCTACAAGACACATACTACAAGCTAGTTTATATTTAACTCTTAAAAACTGTGAAAACATTTCATTAAGAATTAACGACGCGTTGATGTATCCTCTAACTAGATCAGCACTACAACAAAGTATATCTAAATTTAATGTATCTACACTAGAAGACTTAGTTGATAAAACAATATATGACTTTGGTATATTTTTAAGTCTTGAGCCAGATGATGAAGAAAAAGCAAAGTTAGAAGAGAATATACAAATAGCTTTAAAAACTCAAAGTATAGATTTAGAAGATGCTATAGATATTAGAGAAGTTAAAAACTTAACATTAGCAAATCAGTTACTTAAACAAAGAAGACAGCAAAAACAAAAGCGTGAAGAAGCTTTTAAAATGCAACAAATACAAGCTCAAGCTCAAGCGCAAGCTGAAACAGCTGAGAAAACTGCATTAGCTGAAACTCAAAAGCAACAAATAATTACAGAGCAAAAAGTACAGTTCGAGCAAGCTAAAGTACAATTAGATATAGAACGTATGCAACAAGAAGCTCAAGTAAAAGCTATGTTAATGGAAAAACAATTTCAGTTTGATTTACAGTTAGAAACAGCTAAAGAAAAAGTAATTGAAGCAAGAGTAAATAATACTGAAGATAGAAAAGACGAAAGAGTGCGTATAGAAGGTACTCAGCGTAGCCAATTAATAAACCAAAAAGAAAATGATTTATTACCTACAAGTTTTGAATCAAACCCAATGGAGCAAAAAACAAAACAAGCTGAAGAAGACCAAGAAGGCTATTATGGAGCAAATCCATTTAGCCCTATTTAATTATTAATTATTATATTATATTATGTCAGAAGAAATAAAGGAAAGTGCCGATGGTACATTAGAACAAGGTGACTTTAAAATGAAAAAGAAAAGAGGTAGACCTCGTAAGTTAAATAAAGATAAAGCACCTATTAAAGTAGATCTAACAAAAAAAGAAGAAAAAGAAGATGCCGTTCAAACACAAGAGACAAGCAATAGCGATGTTGTTGTCGAAGAAAAGAAAGACGAGGCAAGTAGCCCGGAAGTGGTTGAAGAAGTACGGGATGCCGAAGAAGTAGAACAGAAAACAGAAACTCCTGTACTACAAGAAATAACAGATGAACAACCAGTAGAAAAAACTACAGAAGAAGTTGTTGAGCAAGTAGAGCAAGAAATAAAAGAAAATCCTCAAATAGAATTACCTGAAAATATAGAAAAACTAGTTGACTTCATGAAAGAAACTGGTGGTACTGTAGAGGATTATGTTAGATTAAATGCAGATTATTCAAACGTTGAAGAAGACGTTTTATTAAGAGAATATTACAAACAGACTAAACCGCATCTTAATAGAGAAGAAATAGAATTTATACTTGAAGATAAATTTTATTTTGATCCTGAAGAAACGGAAGAGCGAGAAGTAAGAAAAAAGAAACTCGCTTACAAAGAAGAGATTGCAGAAGCCAGAAACTTTTTAGAGGAAACGAAAAAGAAGTATTACGACGAGATCAAGTTGAGACCGGGCGTTACTCAAGAACAACAAAAAGCAATGGACTTTTTCAATAGATATAACAAGGAACAAGAAGTAGCAAAGCAAAATCATGAGGTTTTTAAAACAAAAACTAAAGATTTTTTTACTAATGAATTCAAAGGTTTTGATTTTAATGTTGGTGAAAAAAGATTTAGATATGGTGTTAAAAATACTAATGAAGTTGCCGAGGCACAATCTGACTTGACGACATTTTTTAAGAAGTTCTTAAATGAAGATGGTAGTGTTAAAGATCAAGGTGCATATCATAAAGCTATTTATGCTGCTAGAAACGCAGACACTTTAGCTAATCATTTTTACGAGCAAGGCAAAGCCGATGCGACTAAAGATATAATGGCTAAATCTAAAAATATAAGCAAAGATGCTAGGACAGAAACTCCTGGTGATGTGTTTATAAACGGATGGAAAGTTAAAGCTGTTTCAGGAGTTGATAGTTCTAAGTTAAAAGTTAAAACAATAAAAAAATAAAAACTAAAATTTAGAAATTATGGGATTTGCAACAGGCGGAAGCTTCCCGGCTTCCATCGTGCCAATGCCGAAACAGCAAGCTGTAGTTGATAACTATATCAACTTTCATGACTCAAGCTTTTCGACTTGGACACAACAATATCTACCAGAGCTTTATGAGCAAGAGGTAGAGAGATATGGAAACAGAACATTATCTGCTTTCCTTAGAATGGTAGGCGCTGAAATGCCTATGACATCTGATCAAGTTATTTGGTCTGAACAAAACAGGTTACACATTGCTTATGAAGGTGTAACTAGATCAGCTGATGCGTTAACTATAACAGGTAACCAAGCTGTAAGATTAAACCAAACTATCGTTATAGCTGATGGTTTTACTACGGTAAAAGCTTTAGTTGTTGATGTTACTGGTCTTGTTATTACAGCATTACCTTACGAGCACGCTTCATTAAACGCTTCTGGTTTAGGAACTACAGGATTAAAACTATTTGTTTATGGTTCTGAATTTGCTAAAGGAACTAACCAAATGGTTGGATCTATTGAGCCACAAGTTCAAACTTTCTCAAACAATCCTATCATCGTTAAAGATAAATTTGAAGTATCAGGTTCTGATGCTGCTCAAATTGGTTGGATCGAAGTTTCAACTGAAGATGGAACATCAGGATACTTATGGTATTTAAAAGCTGAGTCTGAAACTAGACTACGTTTTGAAGATTACCTAGAAATGATGTGTGTTGAAGGTGTAAAAACTGATGCTAGCTCTGGTGTAGAACAAGCTAACTATAGTGGTTCTTTTGCTGATACTCAGTTTACTGGTAATACTGGTAATGGTGTATTTCCAATAGGTACTGAAGGTATGTTTGAAGCTATTGAAACTAGAGGTAATGTATGGCAAAATTTTGCTGGTGCTGCTGCTCCTGGAGCTGGTGCATTAGGTGATTTTGACGAAATACTTAAGCAATTAGATAAGCAAGGTGCTATTGAAGAAAACATGTTATTCTTAAACAGAGCTACTGCTCTTGATTTTGATGATATGATCGCTGCTCAAGCTGGTGGAGGTTATGCTTCTACTCAAGCTGCTTCTTACGGTTTATTCGATAACGAAGCTGAGATGGCACTTAACTTTGGTTTCTCTGGTTTCAGAAGAGGTTCTTATGACTTCTACAAAACTGACTGGAAATACTTAAACGATGCTACTACTAGAGGTTTAACACAAGACATCGATGGTGTTTTAGTTCCTGCTGGTACTACAACTGTTTATGATCAAATGTTAGGATCAAATATCAGACGACCATTCTTACATGTAAGATATAGAGCTTCTGAGACTGACGATAGAAGATATAAAAACTGGATTACAGGTTCTGTAGGTGGTGCTTACACTTCAGCGTTAGATGCTATGGAAGTACACTTCTTATCTGAAAGATGTTTAGTAACTCAAGCTGCGAATAACTTCGTATTGTTTAAGTCTACTAGTTAATTATTAACATTTTAAAGATTAGAAATTATGGGATACATAAAATTTGATAGAAATCAAGCTAATGAAGGTGATTCATTATTATTACCTCTTGAAGGTATTATAACAGTAAAATCATCTGGAGCAACTGCTGCAGAAATAAAATACAACACTGTTGTACATACAGATGCTTCTGCACCTGAGGTTTTATCACATGCTTTAACAGTTGAAGCTAAAAGTGGTGTTACACTTACGAGAGATCTTATAGTGAACAACATACTAGCAGCAATTGAAAATGCTGGTGAAAATGGACCAAACGTTGCTGTTGCTGGAATGAATGTTACAGCACAAACAATAGCTGGAGCTACCTTATAATAGGTAACTTTACAAAACTAAGATCCCGCTTCGGCGGGGTCTTTATTAATTATTATATTATATTATATTATGCAAACAAAAGAAAAAGAAACTCCAGTAGATACGTGGGAGTATAAAGATAGAACATATTATTTAAAAGGTGGTAAAGAGCCTTTAACATTTAAAGTGTCTTCAAGACATACTTCAAGACATCCATTATTTTGGTTTGATCCTGAAAAAGGTTATAACAGAGAACTTAGATATGCAAGTAATCAGAAAACTCCATTTGTAGATGAACAAAATGGCACTGTTACATTAGAGCATATCATATTTGAAGATGGTACATTATTTGTACCAAAAGAAAAAGTTCAATTACAAAAGTTACTTTCATTATATCATCCAGCTAAAGGTAAAGTTTACGAGGAGTTAGACAAACAAATAGAAGCAGAAGATCAATTAGATCTAATAGAAATAGAAATAGAGGCTTTAAATTTAGCACAAAGATTAGATGTAGAACAAATGGAAGCTATATTAAGGGTTGAACAAGGTTCTAACGTTAGTAAGATGAGTTCTAAAGAACTTAAAAGAGATTTATTACTATTTGCTAGAAAAAATCCATCTTTGTTCTTAGAACTAGCTAATGATGAAAATGTCATATTAAGAAACTTTGCTATCAATGCTGTAGAAGCAAACATTGTAAAGCTTTCACAAGACAATAGAGTTTTTACTTGGGCTAGTAATGGTCGTAAACTTATGACTGTTCCATTTGATGAAAACCCATATTCAGCTATGGCTGTTTGGTTTCAGACAGATGAAGGTTTAGAAGTTTACAAGTCTATAGAGAAAAAACTAAAATAACAAGTGATTATAATTAAGGCGGCACTACGCCGCCTTTTTTTAAATATATACAAATGGCAATAAACGTAAATGAAGTTTATAAAACGGTATTATTAATTCTTAACAAAGAACAACGAGGATATATAACACCAGATGAGTTCAATAAAATAGGTACTCAAGTTCAATTAGAAATATTTGAAAAATATTTTGAAGACTTAAATCAACAATTACGTGTACGTCAAGACGAGACTGAATACGCTGATAGAGTAAAAAATATTGATGATAAAATATCTATATTTAAAACTCAAGGCAATTGTACTTATGATAATACAACTGATCCCACAAATCCGTTTTTTGCTTTACCAAGTGATTTACACAGGATAGGTACAGTAATGTATGAAAACAAACTACAAATAACAGAGGTTGAAAGAGTTCAACGAAACGAATTAGTATATCAAAAATTATCTCCGCTTACAAAGCCTACAGATTCTTTTCCTGTATATCTGTATGAAGATAAATTAACAACAACACCAGATCCTAAAATATATGTAGAGCCTCAATCTATAATTAATAACATCAGTGTTTCTTATATAAGAAAGCCAGCTAATCCACGTTGGGGATATACTGTTGGAAGCTTAGGTCAATACTTATATGACAGCAACTATTACGTTGCTACAGGTTTACCTATTGTTTCTAATTATTTATTTAATGATGTTACAACTAATTTTGCTGCTACAGGCTCAGCTCCTACACAGACAACTTGGACTGGATTAACTGCAGCTTCTAGTGGTGTAACATACGTTGGATCAGGTACAGGTTTAACGTTTAGTTTAACTATGGATAGCACTGGTGTTATAACTGACTTAAATGTAACTGCTTCAGGTAGTGGTTATGCTGTAGATGATACAATAACTTTAGATGATGCAGTGTTTCAAGCTGGTGGTCCAGCTGCAGGTACAGATGCTGTTATAACATTAAGCGCTTCTAGTTTATATAGTGGCACAACATATGGCTCTACTCAGTTTGAAATAGATAACACTGATCAAACAGAACTTATACTAAATATATTAAAGTATTGTGGAATAGTAATAAGAGATCCTCAAGTAATTCAAACAGCAGCGCAAATGGCTATGGCTGAAGATAACAATGAAAAACAATAATAAATGGGACTAGTCACTGAAACAAACGAAGAGTATTACGCTGGCGAAAAAGTATTTTTAGTTTTAAATGGTAATAGTATTAGTAGTCTGCCTACAACTTTTAATACAGAATTAAAATTATTAACAAGCTCTCACAATAATAATTTTAAAGTTCAATATAGTAATGATGTAGGTGTAACATGGACTGATTACGCAGGTACTGTTACACTAGCTTCTACCACGACGTATCATGATACTGCTAATCTTGCACCAGCAATAACTGCTCCAGGACCTAATGATACATTAGTTAGAGTTATATTAACTACAGTTACTAAACAAAACAACTATGGTAACTATTCTTATATTAGTTTAAATGATGTTATAAATACATTTATGGCTACTTACGTTGGTACTGGTAAATTAATACCTAGCGCTAAACGTACGGACGTTATGTTTCATGCTAAGCGTGGTTTACAAGAATTTAGTTATGATACTTTAAAGAGTATAAAATCTCAAGAAGTTCAAATACCACCTAGTTTGTCTATACCTATACCACAAGATTATGTTAACTATGTTAGGTGTTCTTGGATAGATAAATACGGTATAAAACATATAATATATCCAGCTGATAATTTAACTATAAATCCTTATCAAGTACCATTGCAAGACTCAACAGAGCCAGGCGAGTATATGTTTGACAACTTTGGTGAAATTACAGAAGGCACATCGGAAACTGAATCTAGATGGGCGAACTTACAACAGTTTCAACTTAGTGGAGGATATAATGATTATTTAAACGGCGTCTTTAATTACTATGGTCAGAACTATATGTATGACATGCAGTATAGAGGTATGAGATATGGCTTGTTACCTGAAACAACTCAGATAAATGGATACTTTACAATTAATAATAGAGAAGGTAAGTTTTCATTTTCAAGTGATTTGAGTGGTAAAGTTATAGTATTAGAATATATATCAGATGGATTAGCTTATGACGTTGATTCTAGGGTACCTAAGATGGCCGAGGAGGCAATGTATATGCATATAGCATATTCTATATTAGCTGGAAGATCTGGTGTCCCAGAATACATTGTAGCAAGATTTAAAAAAGATAGAAGAGCGGCGTTAAGAAATGCTAAAATAAGATTAAGTGAGATCAAGATAGACGAAATCGCTAGAATAATGAGAAATAAATCTAAGTGGATTAAACATTAAATATGGCTCAAACAAGAAGAAACTTTCTTAAATCAAAAATGAATAAGGACCTAGACGCTAGGTTACTTAGTAATGGTGAATATAGAGAAGGTAGAAATATAAACGTAAGTCGATCTGAAGGATCAGATGTAGGTGCATTAGAAAATGTTCTAGGTAACCAACAAGTAGCTTTTGGTATATTAAATAGCATAAGATCAGGATTAGATCCAAATGAGACGTTAGAAGTTATAGGATTATTTAAGCACGATGAAACAAAATCTATATATTTATTTTGCACTACTTGGATAGATAGCTCTACTACTGGTTTAGATAATAAATATGGAGGTCATAATTGGATTATACAAGTTACATTACCTGTAGATCCACTATTAACAGATCCTAATTTAAATCCAACTTCTATTACTAAAGTTTTAGTTCAAGGTTCATTTTTAAACTTTGCAAAGTCATGGCCTATAACAGGGTGTAACATAATAGAAGATCAATTATTTTGGACTGATAATAGAAATCAACCTAGAAAAATAAATATAAATAAAGGAGCAGTTAGTGCTGGTCTATTTGTAGATCCAATATCTAATCAAACTTATTATTATACTGAAGATCAAATATCTGTAGCTAAGTTTGCTCCTTATGAACCAATAAAATTTATTAAAAATATAGGTGGACCTACAACTGCTATTTGGCAACCAACTTGGAAAAACGAAACTGATGAGTTTTTACCTATATCTTTATCTGCTCCTGTAAATACTGTTATTAGCTCTACACAACTAGGTTTTGGTTCAACTATAACTAGTACTAATAAACCACGTTGGGATTATGCTACTCATAGTATAGCGGATTATATAATAAAAAGTTCTGGTAATACTTATCCTTTAATTGAAATCTCTAATTTTGATAGACCAAATACAGGTAAAGCTTATATTTATGAAATAGCAGGTAATGTTATAACGACAGCAGCTAGCAAAACTAATTTAACAATTCCAGGAAGTTTTCCATCAACATGGGTAGCTGGTGATATACTTACTTTTAAGGTTTTAAATCCAGAGTATAATTCTAATTTTACTGGAGATAGAGAATATATGAAAGATAAATTTATAAGATTTAGTTATAGATTTAAATATGAAGATAATGAATATTCTTTAATGGCTCCTTTTACCCAGCCATTGTTTATTCCAAAACAATATGGAAGCTTTACAGCTGGCGATGAAGCTAACGCAGCTGTTAACTCAATACTTAATTGGTTTGAAAATTTAATAAACTCTGCTGAGTTAAATATACAACTACCTAACTTAAAATATCAAAAAGTAGATAATCTACCAAGTAATTCTTATAGTAATAGGTTTAAAATAAAAGAAATAGAAATATTACTTAAATCTTCAAACAATAATAATGTATATGTAATAGATACTATAGAAATAGATGACGCAAATCAATGGCAAACTAATTTAGTTTCTAATAGTTATACTACTTGGCCTTATAACAGTCAGTTATTATACAATTATAAAGGCATTAAACCTTTTCAAGTTTTACCAGAGTCTGACGTTATTAGAGTTTCTGATATTACACCTGTAAAAGCACTAGCACAAGAAGTAGCTGGAAATAGAGTTATGTATGGTAATTATCAAAACGCTCATGCCGCACCTAAAACTTTAGATTATGAGTGTTTTTCCACTAAAAAAGCTAGTGATTATAACGCTTCTAATAACCCACCTATAAGCACTAGTAATGAAACAACGGTTAAAGAATATTATAATAGTACTATAAAACAAGGAAGAACATATCAAGTTGGTGTAGTACTTAGCGATAGGTACGGTAGACAATCTAATGTTATATTAGCGAATACAGATTATAGTAGTGGAAGTACTTCTAGGGATAAATCAACTGTTTTTGTACCTTATGATGGGGTTGGTATTAGCCCAGGTGAAACTGGTTTTTTTGGTAATGCTTTAAACATTTCTTTTGAAAATGTAATTCCATCTATTTTAACAAATGAAGAGTTTTGGCCTGGTCTATATGATATTAATAAGTCAGGACCTAATATAATAACTCAAGGTGTAACTAATCCATTGGGTTGGTATAGTTATAAGATAGTAGTTAAACAACAAGAACAAGAGTATTATAACTGTTATATACCTGGAGCACTATCAGGTAATGTAGTATACACAGATGCTAGTACAGCTCTAGATTACAGCGATATATATCAAGTTGCTAATATATCATTGTTTGGTGATAATATAAATAAAATACCTAAAGATACTACTAATATTTCACCTACTGATAAGATTTTTGGAAGTAATACATCTTTATACTATAGAGTTTTTTCACCTGTTTATGTAGCTGATAACAAATATTATAACGTAGAGTTTACTCCTGTAACAGAAATAGACGTTGTTAATATACAGCCATTTACAGATTTTGGACCTTGGACAAGTACTAAAGGTGGTACAAGTTATCCTACTAGCGATCCACTATATAACGCAGACAAAAATCCATTTGTTGCAACTTTAGATATTTCAGGAACTGAAACTTCACCACCTAGATTAGGTTTTCCAGATGGAGCCGTTCTTGGTGGACAAAATAGTAATTATTTTTCTAAATTTTTAAACGTAGCTGAAACTAATCCAGTATTATCTGATTTAGACATATATTGGGAAACTACGTCAAGTGGTTTAATAAGTGATTTAAATGAGGCTATATCTACTGGTGATACTACTACAGCACCTAAAGAATTATCTCCTTTTTTGTGGTTAATGGAAGAAGGCTTACCTTATGATGGTGAAGGTACTCTACCTAACTATGATGGTAAGTATTTATTACAGCAAGATATAGGTATAGTAACAAATGGAAATGTATTAAGTAGTGATACTAATGCAGCTTTAACTTTAATAAATGTTACTTCTACGCAAAGTGCATTTAGTCCTCCAGATCCTTTGCAACAGTTTACTTTAGTACCTACTGAAACTGTATCAGCTGGTGACCCAGCTAATAAATGGAACTTAAGATTTTCTAATCAAGCTGTAACTCAAGAAAACATATTTGATCCATCAACAAATATATATCCTCTTGGTGGTAATGTAACTTTTACATTTGAATTAACTATACCTAGTGAAACACCCGCTAGTAAACAAGTTCAAATTACAAATAACTTTATGAGCAATAATATTCCAGCTTGGGAATATTTAATATCGCCTAGTTGGGGAGCCACTACTATTGTGCCTGATCCAAGTGATCCTGCTGATTTACTAAAAACTTATCCATTGCCTGGTTATTATTGTAATGATACAACATTGATAACAAATAAAAGACCTGAGCTTTCTCCATTTCAACCTATAGCTAAAAATATATTAACAACTAATAACCAAAACGCTACTGATTGGGCAAGTGGTAGAGACATAGCATATTCAATGAGTATAGCCGGTCAAAAAACAGCTGGTACTACTAATACTTTACTAGGTAAATTATTTGATAGAAAAAATAATGAGTGGTTGCCTTTTATAAATATACCTTCTAAAAGTGGTTATAATAGCGCTAATGGATCTAATAATAAGTTTAATTCAGCTATAGGATTTAATGATTATAAGTTTGGAACTAGACTTCAAGCTGCTCCTTTAGGTATTTTATATGCAAACAATGGTTCATTTTTTAAAAATAAAGATAATATAATTTTTGAAATAACAAATTGTGAATTAGCTATATTTAATAATGGGTCTTTTAGTGGTTATCCGGGCACGCCTCCAACACCTGTTAGAGATTATAGAGGGTTTACTAGAGTATTTACTGATAGCAATATTAATGGGCCACAGTTTGATAGTAACTCAAATACTTGGGGTTATCGTAAATATCCTTTTGATATAAAAATTCCAACGCAAGACGATGTGTTTGATACAGGGTTTGATCCTTTAAATAATTCATTTTTCTTTTTATTAGCTGATCCTTACAATCCACCTTTTTGTCAAATAGGTTCAACTAAGAGTAATGGAAAATTTAAACCATTAGGTGAGTTAAATGGCAGTGATTTTTGTGTTTATAGAATTACAATAACACTTAAAGAAAATTTTAGTGGTGGTTTAACTAATCCTAACCAAATGGTAGTATACGTAAAACTTTATCAATAAATGGCAACTACAATAGAAGTAAAATATTTTAATACGTTTTGGGTTAAAAAAACAGTTAGTAGAGACTTTACTCCCAACGGTACTAGTGATGTTAAGGTTTTACCAAACTTTAATGGTTTACCTTTTTATAGCTACAATTCTGCTAGCGCTAGTACTAGATATTTAAATTTTTATGATGGATCTAACAGTAATACCGCGTTAAAAGGAGATGTTAATAGTGTTCAGTCACAAAACTGGTTCATAGAAGAATCTAGAATAAAAGGAGATTTTAATGGAGTATCAACTGATTATGGCGTAAAAGCATATATAGTTAATAAAGATTATGTACCTAGAATAAGACAGAATAAAGTAATATATTCAGGACTATTTAACTCTGCTACAAATACAAATGAAACAAACGTATTTTCCGAAGCAACTAATATAACATTTACATGTCCGCCTGAATATGGTAGTATACAAAAGTTATATGCTTCTGATACTAAACTACACATATTTCAAGAAAATAAAGTGAGTAGAGCACCTGTAGATAAGGATATGATCTATGCAGCTGATGGTCAAGGTACTCCAGTGTCAACAAATACTTTAGTAATAGGGGAAATAAATCCATATGTAGGTGAATATGGTATTAGTACTAATCCAGAATCATTTGATTATTTTGGTAATAGAATTTATTTTTCAGATAAAAACAGAAATGTAGTATTAAGATTATCTAATGATGGTCTTACTGAAATATCTCAGTATGGCATGGCTGACTTTTTTAGAGATAAGTTAAGTGAAATAAACTCTGAAAGAAGGTTAATAGAGATAACTGATACAGTTGATGGTCAAGTACCAGCTGTTACTAATCCACCATCATACCCTGCTTTTACAGCGCCAGTTCCTGGACAACCCTATATATTTAAAACTATAGCTGGTCCTAATGATAATTACAACAATGTACCTATTGGAGCTAGTATATTTATAAATGGAAAAGATACAGGATTATTTGTAAAAGCTGTTAACGCTTCAAGTGGTATAATAGAAACTGGAGGTCTTTGCCCGTTTTATTTTGGAGCAGGAAGTGTTTTAACTCTAAAGTACTATGCTAAAGATAAAATTATAGGTGCATATGATGTATATAACGACAACTATTTAATTAGTCTTCAAAAAGTAGATGGCACTTATCATACTTTAGTGTTTGATGAAAAATCTCAGGGATGGGTTACATTTTATGATTACAAACCTATACTAGCTGATAGTTTATTTAATAGATTTTATAGTACATCAGGAGGATTTTTATGGGCTCATAACTCTGATTTTGTGCCACGTAATAGTTTTTATGGAGCTGATGCCGCTAAGTCATCTATAGAGTTTATATTTAATGATCAACCAAGCGTTGTAAAAGTATTTAAAACTATTAACTACGAAGGTACTAATGGTTGGGAAGTTGCTACTGTTGAATCAGATCAAACAGGTAAAATAGCTAATCCAGCAGGTGCTTGGGAAGATTTTACTGATACAATAGCAGTAATAAAAAGTTATAATGAGGGATCTTATATAGAAGGTGGTGTTACTTATAGAGCTGGTTTTGATTTAAAAGAAAACAGATATGTAGCTAATGTAGTAAATAATACGCCAGCTCAGGTAGGAGAAGTTATTATAGGTAACCAAGCTAGTGGTATTAAAGGTTACTTTACTACAGTTAAAATACAAACAGATAATACTACAGATCCAGGTGGTATGAAAGAATTATTTATGGTTGGTTCAGAATTTGTACCATCATCTTATTAAAATTTAGAATATGGCATTTACCGAAGAAGATTTACAAGGCGTTATGCAATTAGCAGCAGCAGGCACACCATTAGTTATGGGTGCTTTAGCTAAAAGAGATGCTAAAGATAGAGCTACAGCAGCTGCTAAAGAAGCTAATGAACTTGGCAAGCAATTAAAAGCACTAGAAGAAAATAGACAACAAATAAGAAACCCATACGCTAACCTAGGTGTTGCTACTCAAGCAGCTGAAATGGAAGCTCAAGAAGCTGACGCGTCATTAGCCAATACATTAGACACCATGAGAGCAGGTGGTTTCGGTGCTTCAGGTGCTACTGCTTTAGCTAGGCAAGCTGCAAAAGCTAAACAAGGTATTTCTGCTGATATACAGAAACAAGAACAAGCTAATCAAACTAAGTTTGCTGAAGGTGAGAAGTTTGTTTTTGAACAACAAGAAGAAAGAGATGCGGCTAAGTTAGATCGATTAGCTAATCTACAAGAAGGTTATCAACAACGAGAGATGGACGCGCTAGCTGGTCAACAAGCTATTAATCAACAAACTGCAGGTGCTGTAACAGGTGTACTTGGTCAAATAGCTGAAAATCCAGAAGCTATTGCTGGTTTATTTGGTGGAGGTTAAAAATTAGATTATGGGATATAGAGATCAAAAAGTAATAAGAGATAGTAGAGACGCGCAAGCAGCTAAATTTATTGGTGAAGCTGGCAGTGCTTTTAGACAAACTATTGCACAAGGTCAAAAGCGTAGACAAGAAGAACAGAAAGAGTTAAAAGATCTACAAACAAAAGCTCAATCAGCTGTGTCAGGTAGATATAAACAAATGGCAGACTTTAAAAAGACTGGTAGTAAAGCATTAGATGAGCAAGTAATGGCTGAAATAGAGAAAGCAGCTAGAGAAGAATCAGATCTTTACATGAAAGCTTTTGGTAATGACGGTTCACCAGAGTTAATAGCTGATTATCAAAAATTAGTAGCAACTAATAATAGAGATTTAAATGATCTTACTATGTTTATAGGTACGTTTGATCAAGATGTTGATGCAGCTGCAAATGCTATAGCTAATGGTTCTAAACTGTTACCTGGTGGTGGAGACTTTGCTTTTGAATTAGACGTACAACAAGGTGGGCCAGTAGAATTAAAAAAAGGTAAAGACGGTAGGTATTCTATTTATGGAGGGGCTGGAGGAAATTATGCAGGTAAAGAAATAAAATTAGGTCAATATCACGATGACTTCAAGAAAAATGGTACTAGATATGAAATGATAGATGACGATTACAATTTAGTAATGGATGAGTGGGCTAAAGGTATAATAGAGAATAGAGATGCATTTAGCGGCTTTTCTCAGAAGCAAGAAGTTAAAGGTGGTGTTCCAATTGGTAGTGGAAAAACAACTAAACAGGAAGGTGTTAAAGGAACTTTTTTCGATCCTATGGCTTATAAAGAAGATATAGTAGATAAATTAAATAAACAATCAAAACAAACGCCAGGCACTGTTACAGCTAGTGTAACTGGTGGACCATCACTGTCTAATGAACAGATGTACATGACATTAAGAGATAGATTACCTGTTGTAAAAGATTTTGCAGGTAATGATGTTAATCCTATAGACATATCTTATGAAGATTATGCTTATTTAGCAGGTAATAATGACGCATTATATACTGCTTTTGCTGACTATGTTATAGACGAAGGCACATATATGAGAAGTCAACCTAAGGATGTTTCAAAATCAAATGTTGATCCAGCTACAGCAGCTGCTGGTGGAGTTAAAACTATTACTCAATAATGGAAGAAAAAGATTACGCTACTGAAGTTTTTGAATATCTATCAACTACTAGTGGATTTCAAGAAGATATAAACGTAGATCAATTTAAATCTACATTAAAAAATGATGATGGGTATGTAGATACTATATACGATTATTTATCTCAAATAGACTCTACTTTTAAAGATACATTAGATCTTCCTACGTTTACTTCACAAATACTAGACTTTGAAACTCAAGAAGAGAAAGATAAAAAAGTTCAAGATCAAGTAGTAGAAGCAGATGAAACTGTAACTAGTATAGATACTGATATACCTACAAACGAAGCTCAAGTTAACGCTAAGTATGATGATTATCTATCTATATTGCTAAAAGATCCTAATGGTTTAGTTGATGAAGAGAATATAAATGTAGATCAAACCATAGCATTAGATAACAACAATCAACCATTACAAGGCCAAGACTTAATAGATCATATTAACAAAGTAATTTCTGATAAAAATAGTTTGTTAGATTTAGTTAATAACCAACAAGATGAAATTACTTACGCTCAAAAACTAAAAGATTTAAACTTAAAAAGTATAGCTACTGACAAAGAAATAAAGGCAGAAATAGCTAAAGGTAAGAAAGGTGTAGATACTTATTGGAGTGGTGAAGAAGATTATTTTGGAGGAAATGCTGTAACACCTTTAATGGGTGGTCTTACTAAACTAGACACTGAAGAAAATAAAAATACATATCAAAGTTTATTACCTACTAAAGAAAATTTAGATAAAAAAAGAAGAGACATTGTTTCTGAAAAATTAAATTATTATTTAAAAACAGGTCCAGCTGCTCAAAAAGGTAATCCAATGAATCCTAAGGATGCAATGGCTAAAGCTAGGAAAGATGCTGATGAACAAATAGAAAGAATAAAAGACAAGTCGTATAAAGAATATGAACAAACAGTTGTAGATTTTAAATCAATATATGGTAATAAATTAACTTCAGATAAATCACTTAAAGACAATAAAGATTATTTTTATGTACCATCGTTAGAAGATTTTAAAGAAAATCCTAATGTTATATATGATATAAAAGTTGACAATGAAGATATAGAAGATTTTAACTACGATAAAATAAAACAAAAACTTACTCAAAATAAATTTAATTCAAAAGAAATACAAAAAGAATTAAACGAAATATTTGAAAACTTTGAAGGAGAAAAAGGAGTTAGTGCTTGGAATAACGTAGTCAATGCATATGCTAGTTTAGCAACAGGTTTTGGAACTGGTAAAGCTATATTAGAAAATACACTAGGTATAACTGTAGACGAACTTCTTGGTATGAAAGAAGGATCTAGAGAAGCTTATATTGAAAATCAAAAACAATTAGCAGATGCTATAGGATTAAGTCAAAAAGGAGATGACTTAGATATTGCTGCCTCAATATATAAGTTAAGGCAAGATGCTAAAAGCTTATTAGCTCAAGATGCTGCATTAAGACAATTACAACGTAAAATAGAAACAGATCCTTCAGCTACTCAAGCAGATGTAGACAGATTTAATAATATAAAAAAAGAAATAATATTAACACAAAAACAAATAAATGCTAATTACGAATATTTAGGTAATTTACAATTTGAAGGTACTAATGTACAACAAATAATAGATAAGACTAAAAAAAGTTATGATGAACTAAATGTTTTAGAAAATATATTTTATAATAGTGGTGTTAGAATAGTTACTGGACTTGGAGCATTAGCTAATGAAATGAATACTGTAAATGTATTAGAGTGGGCTGGTTATGACTTAAATGATGATAATGTTAAAAGGCAAGCTGTACAATACGCTACCGATATATTAGGTGATAAAGGTGGAGCTGCAGTTGCTGCATTAATAGAAACAAACGTGTTAGCAGACAAAAGCGCTGATGAAGCTTTGAAAGGTATGTCTAAGTTTGGTCAAGGTTTACTAGATAAAGTTAAAGATCAACAAAGCTTTGATGATATAGACGGTATAGAAAGCGGATTAATGTGGGGTACTCAAATGCTTACTGGTCAAGTGTTAAACACAGGGATGTCTATCGTTATTCCAGGTGGCGGTGGATTATTAATATCCGCTGCATCTGAAGCTGGTAATCAGATGTATGATATGAAAAGGCGTATGGCCGGTGAAGAGTGGAGTGATAAAGAAAAAGCTTATATACAAGAGTTTAAAAGTGAGTTTGGTTTTAATCCTTTGGGTGATGATGATACTTATAAAGTAAAACCGGAAGAAATAAATGCATTGCAGTTTTATGGTACAGCAGGTATTTATGGAGCAGCAGAATATGTTACCGAAAGAATATCATTAGGTAATTTTAAATTAGGCGCTAAAAACCTTAGAAAAGCATTTGATTTATCTAAAACAAAAGGTGTTGTTTCAAGTAATAAAATAAATCAAAGATGGATTAACTTAAGAAATACTACTAAAGATTATTTTAAAGGTGGTATTGGAGAATCTTTTGGCGAAGGTGGTGTTACATTAAGTCAAAATTTTGCAGAAAAATATATACTTGGAAATGAAGATGTTTCATTATTAGACGGTATGACTGAGTCTATGGTATCTGGTTTTGTAATGAATAACACTATGCAGTCGCCTGCTCTTGCTGCACAAACGTATCAAGCTTTTAGAGGTCCAGATCGTAATGCTAGAATAGCTAAACGTGGTGACGATATACTAAGATTAAGTAACAGTATTAAAGCTAATGAACTTAAGTTATCAGGACTTAAAAAAGATAGTGATAGTTTTAAAGATTTACAACAAGCTATACAACTAGAAACAGCTCAATTAAATGAACTAGCTAAAGAACAATTACAAGATCAAAGCAAAGTAAGATCTGAGATATTAACTTTAACTCCTCAAGATAGACAGACTTTAATAAATATATTTAACAAAGAACATCGATTAAGAAGACAGATAGATAAGTATAATCAAAACACAGCTATATCTCCTGAAACAGCTAATGCTGCTATATCTACTTTTCAAAATGAATTATTAAAACAAGAGGCTATAAAAAAGTATACACTAGGTAATGCTGAGTGGAATGCTGATAAAAGCAGAGCTAAGAAGTTTGCTGATAATTTTAGAGCTAAAAACGGTACACAAGATCAAGTTGAAATGATTGTTGGAGATAACAATAATCAAGCGTTGGAAAATGGTTTAGCTTACGTAGACACATTAAAAGACTTAACAAAAGAAGAAAAGAACCAAGTTAAAGAGCAGATGAAGATGCAGTTTGATGTAGCTGACAAAGCTTCTATTGGTCCTAAAGGTGAGAAAGTTAGTATTAATGGTTTTGCTTGGGGTGATAATATAACTGTTGAAACTACACAACCTGATGGCACTAAGTCTACTAGACAAGTAAATGTACCTATGACATTTGCTTTAAATAGAAATAATCTAACTGTACAATCACATGAGATAGGTCATCATACTTTATTTAAAGAGTTTATGAGAGATAATCCTGATGCTGTTGGATTAGTAAATGATCTTGAGGCTTATGTTAAAAAGAATTATAGTGAAGCCTATAACGCGTTTTTAGAAGTAAAAGAGTTATATGGTGAG